TTACTGACTTACCCACAGAATTTTGGCAATCCAAAGAATTTCTCCGTTTGGAAGAATCTCCTTATCATCAGAAAGCAAAGATTGCAGTTCCGTCTGCATGGCAGTCCTGCGTTTAAGGTATTTAAAAATCAATCCGGATTTTGTCATCACAGCAACTCTGTCTCCTGCCCTGCAATCACAAGACGGAGAAATAACCAGTCTGTCTCCGATTCTATATAAAGGAGAATTATCTTCGTTATCAACCTCTAAAACATAAGAATACTTATCAATACCGCCGAAAAAATCTATACCGTCCCACTTATCAGAAATTATCGGGCAGCCCTTTTCGTCAAAAAAATCTCCCTTGGAAGCAAGAGAAACATAAAGCAACGGTAAAGTATTACTTAAAAATCCCTTATCTTGACCGGAAGCCATAACCAAAAAATCCAAAACAGATGTATCTGTAGCCTCCAAAATTTTATTGACCGATTCGGTAGATGGCCACCTTTTTTTACCGTCAGCGCCAATCCTTTTGCTTTTATTAAAAGTTGTAGGATTTAAACCCGCCGCCCCTGCCAAACCTGATACGGACATACCTTTGTTTTTCGCTAAGTTATCTATTCCACGCCATATTTCATTAAAACCGAACCTCATTTTTAATCCTTTTATGCAGATATTATACCGATATTAAGACATTCTTCCTAAACAATAACAGCTAAAAAACAAGATGTAAATAATTTTTATTTTCTATTGACAGAAGCAAAATGTAGTATTAGTTCTTTTAATGTTCTTTTTATTAAATTCAATTTTTAGTTGTATAAATTCGGAGGAAATATGATTGGAGTTTGGAATAAAGAACAGAGAAAAAATACTGATTTTCCTTTGTTTAATGAATTTTTTAGCGCCGAAGATGTCTGGTTTTGGTGTTGCCGATGCCGTATGGGTGAAGCAACAAAATTTTTTCGTACTAACAACCAGCAGGCGAGAATTTGTGAAACAAACGATGTTTATTTGATAGTAAAAAAATTACAGGCTGCCGGTAAGCTCTGTCATCGCCATATAAAAATTTTGGTCAAATACGGAATCAAACAGACACCGCCAAGCAATAAACACGGCGATACCGTATGGGAATGTCAATTATGGCAGCAAGCTATGGAATTTTTAGGAAAAGAGCTGAAAGAAAGGAGCATACTTATATGATAAACATATCTTCAAATTACGGGCAATGGGACGAAGCTTTGGTGGTCTTTTCTCCCGAAGTACAGCTTTGGTGGCTGCGATTCTTAAAAAAAGGATTTAAACATTGTTTCGTTATTTTAAGCAATGAACAAAATCTGGTAGTGATTGACCCTTTGCGTAACCGTACGGAAATTTGTGTAATGTCCTCTTTTCCTTTAACAAGGCTGCAAAGTCTGTTGGAAGCCAACGGATACATAACCGTAAGAACAAAAGTCAGGCAAAATTTTACTGCCGCCGTATCGTTAGGACTTTTTTCCTGTGTAGAAATGGCTAAAAGGCTGTTAGGAATCCACAAATTCTCTATAATTACCCCTTATAGATTATATAAATTCCTAAATAAAGATAAAAATATGAAAATAATCCTTGACAATTATAAAAATTCGTATTATATATGAAACCGTGAGCCGCCGGAAGTGTATCTTCCGACAGCCCTTTGTAAAAATTTAACCATCAAGTGCGCTTGTCTGTTTTTTTCGGGCAAGCGTTTTTTTAATCAGAAAGAAAGGAATTATAATGGGAGGAATTGTAAAAAGCGTTTTCGGCGGAGGAAGCAGCGAACCTCAAATAATCATACAAGAGGCTGCACCTGCCGAAAAAAACATTACCGAAAATGCAGATGAAATAAGGCGCAGAGCCGTAAATGCTTCCGGATACTCTAATATAAACACTTCCACCAAAGGAGTGTTGGAAACCATACCGGAATTGCCGAAAAGAAAAACCTTACTGGGAGAATGAAAATGCAAGATTTGAAAGTTCTCTATGACCGTTTTTTAAAAATGAAAGAACGAAGACAATCTTGGGAATCTTTATGGAATGAGTGCTATAAATACGCTCTGCCGCAAAGAGAACATGATATATTGTCTGAAAACTATACAAAAAAAACTTCATATCTGTTTGATTCAACGGCAGAAGATGCGGCTTCTCAGCTTGCTTCCAGTATGTTTGCGGAGCTTACTCCGCCTTGGTCAAGATGGTTCAACCTGAAAGCCGGAGCAAACAGCGAATCCTTACAGGGCATTGCTGAACGTTTGGAAAACACTGCAGATATTATGCAATATCATTTTGACCTGTCTAATTTCGCTTTAGAAGTTCATCAATGTTTCTTAGACGTTATAACCGCAGGAACGGCCTCTTTATTATTTGAGGAAGCAAAGATAGGAGAATCATCAGCTTTTCATTTCAAAGCCGTCCCGCTGACAGAATTATATATAGATGAATCAGCAAGCGGCAGACCGGACATTACCTTTCGCAGAAGCTCTGCACATAGCGATGTATTAAAGTCTCGTTTCCCTTCAGCGGTTCTGCCTGAAGAATTTTTGAGCAAAATGAATGAAAATTCTTCAAATACGGCGGAAATTCTGGAAACTGTTTTACCCAGAGAAACAGGAGGTTATGAATATACGGCTTTTATTATTTCCGACTCTTTCGGCTTTTTTGGAGAAGATAACTTTTTACTGTTAAAAAAAGGGGTTTTTTCCGCATCGCCTTTTATAAACTTCCGTTGGCAAAAAATACCCGGGGAAGTATATGGAAGGTCTCCGGTAATGAGTGCGTTGCCTGACATAAAAACCGCCAATAAAGTAGTAGAGCTGATTTTAAAGAATGCCGCTATTTCCGTGACGGGTATATGGCAAGCTGAAGACGACGGTATCCTTAATCCCGCGAATATAAAGCTGGTTCCGGGAGCAATTATTCCTAAAGCTGTCGGCTCTAAAGGACTTACTCCTTTGCAGGCAGCAGGTAATTTTGACGTATCGCAACTGGTCTTATCGGATTTAAGAGAACGTATAAGACATACCTTGCTGAACGACAGGCTTGGGCAAATAAACTCTCCGACCATGACCGCAACGGAAGTATTGGAACGTGCCTCTGAAATGGCAAGAATACTTGGTGCCACATATGGCAGATTAGCTTCGGAATTGCTTACGCCCATCATCGTCAGAGCCGTAAATATATTGAACAGGCGCGGAGAAATAGAGCCCATAGTGATAGACGGCAGAACGACAAAACTGGAATATGCCTCCCCGCTTGCCAGAAAGCAGGCAAGAGAAGATGCCAAAAACATATTGTATTGGATTTCATCTGTCGGACAAATGGGAACAGCAGGATTTGTCTCTGTCAACCTTGCTGAAACAGCCAGAAAACTGGGACAAATTCTGGGGGTTCCTCAAGAGCTTATTAAAACGCCTGAAGAAGCTGAAAGCAACGCTGTAATTTCTGCAGCCGCAGAAGTAATGACTAACCTTAGTAAATGAAAGAAAACAGAATGAATGAAAATAAACTATCCAAAGCGGAAACAGCAAAATTGTTTGCAAGAGCTTTCCGAGGTCAAGACGGTGAAAAAATGATGAAATACCTGTACTCCATCACTTTTGAACGGTTCTTCGGACCGGAAACCGGCGAAGCAACCTTACGCTTTGCAGAAGGGCAAAAAGCTATAGTTATGCACATAGAAGCATTGATTAAAACCGGCTGTAACCCTGAAATTTAAACCAAAATTAGAATAAACAATTCCATAAAGGAGAATAGAATGTCTGAAAAGAAAATAAACAATGAATACAAAAACAACTGCGAAAAAGATGTTGCGGGAACAGAAACTTCCGATGCAAATTTGCTTACGGAAGCCGTCAATGCCGATAAAAAAGAACACCGTTTCTACATACCGGCAGAAGATGCCCCTTTTGAAGAAAGAGAGGCTTTTTTAAGAGCCTTGGGTGTTCCTGCCTCTGCCGATGAATATAAAATTGAAATAAAGGATAAACTGATTTCCAGCGATCCTGAAGTCAATGAAAAACTGCGTAAGCTCGGTTTTACTCAAAAACAGGTGCAAGCTGTGTATGACCTTGCCGTTGAACGGGTATTGCCTTGCGTATATGAACTTGCCAGAGATTACGAAGGCAATCGTCAACTTGCTCGTCTTGCCCAGCATTTCGGCGGAGAAGAACGCTTTTCCGAAGTTGCAAGGCAGCTTTCAGCGTGGGGAACCAAGAATTTACCCAAAACCGTATATGAGCCTTTGGCAAGCACTTATGAGGGTGTCATCGCCCTGTACAATATGATGAACTCCGGAGAACCTGTATTGGGCGGAACACAAGCTCCGTCCGAGATGGATACGGAAGAAACACTTAAACAAGTGATGATGAGCGAAAAGTATTGGAGAGATAAAGAACCCAAAACCTTAAAAAGAGTTAAAGAAGGATTTGAAAGGCTTTATCCGACCGTTTAATCATTGCAAATTTTATAAAATAAAAACAATTACTTAAACTTATAATTTTTTACATTAAAGGAGAATAATAATGTCAACAAGTATCAATCAATCTTTTACCAAAGCCTTTGAAGCAGAAGTACATACAGCATATCAACGCACAGGTTCCAAATTAAGGAATACCGTACGCTTTAAAAACAATGTCAAAGGTTCAAGCACTACTTTCCAAAAAGTGGGCAAAGGCACGGCAAATACCAAAACCAGAAACGGTTTGGTTCCCGTGATGAGCATTGACCACTCACCTGTTGAATGTACCTTAACCGATTACTATGCCGGTGATTGGCTTGACTCTTTGGACGAAATGAAAATCGGTTATGATGAACGTTCCGTTATCGTCAATGCCGGTGCATATGCTTTGGGCAGAAAGACCGATGATTTGATTATCAATGCCTTAAAAACCGCAACAAACACTGTCGGCGACGGCACGGCAGGACTTAGCAAATCCCTTATTTTACAGGCGTTTGCATCTTTAAATGAAAAAGATGTGCCTGATGACGGGCAAAGGTTCGGCTTGGTCGGTGCAAATGAATGGAATGCCTTGCTTAACCTTGCCGAATTTTCAGACTCTGATTATGTCGGCGACGAATTTCCTTGGCTGAAAGGTACAGAGTCCAGAAAGTGGTTGGGAATTGTTTGGATTATGCACACGGGACTTCCGCTTACCAGTGGTGTAAGAAGCTGTTTTATATACCATAAAACTGCAATCGGACACGCTTGCGGGCAAGATGTGGTAACAGACATTTCTTGGCACGGTGATTATGCAGCGTACTTCATCAACAATATGATGAGTCAGGGCGCTTGTTTAATAGACAACAACGGTGTCGTCAAAATTAACGTAGATGCCGATGCCGCTATAAGCTGAGAATCTTAATATCTTTATCTTCATTATAATACATTAAAAGTTCTTTTATACAGGCGGGAAGTTTTTGCTTCCCGCTTTTTTATTTTCAAACATTTTTATCCAAAGGAAAAAACAATGAGCACAAACGCAATATCACTATGCTCGCACGCTTTATTGAAAATAGGCGCAAACAGCATAACTTCTTTTAAAGACGGCACAGTGGAATCGGAAATCGCAGCTGCTCTTTACCCGCATATAAGAGATTCTTTGTTATCATCTTATCCGTGGAGTTTTGCAACCGCCCATACAAAATTGCCAAGGCTTGATGAAACTCCCATCGCTGATTTTAATTATGCTTATTTGCTGCCGGCAGATTTTTTAAGAGTTGTTTCCATAGGGCAAGGAGGCAGAGGGTACGGCTCAGATTACCGCATATTCGGCAACAAATTGTTAAGCAACGCAAGCAGCATAACCATGACATATATATTCCGCACAGATGAAGCGGATATGCCTGCTTTTTTCACATCTTTGCTTACGACCTGCCTTGCTAAAGAATTTTGCCTGCCCATAACGGAAAGCACAACCAGAGCAGATTTTTTAAGTAAGGAGGCGGAAACTATGCTGAAACAAGCAAAGCTGACAGACAGCCAGCAAAACCCGCCGCAAATAATTTCAGATTGTCCTTTGATAGAGGTAAGAAAATGACTTTAACAACCGTAAAAACCAATTTTACTGCCGGAGAATTATCGTACGCTATGCTGGGCAGAGGAGATACCAAAGCATACGATAACGGCGCTTTATTTTTGCGAAACGTATATATAAGCCCGACCGGCGGAGCTATTCGCCGCAAAGGATTAAGATTCATTGACCACACAGAAGGGAAAGGAAGGCTTATTTCCTTTTCATTCAATACAGAGCAAACGTATCTGATTATTATAATGTCAGGTAAAACTCTTATTTATAAAAACGAAACAAAAATGGCAGAATTAGATACTCCTTGGCAGGAAGCCGATTTGTACAATCTGCGATGGACTCAAAGTGCGGATACATTGTTGGTAGCTCACCCCGATTATCCCTTAAAGAAAATAAGCAGATATTCTCATACGAACTGGACTGTCAGCGATTGGGAGTTTTATTCGGCAAACGGATTTATATACCAACCTTATTATAAATTTGCCGCCAACCACGTATCTTTAAGTTTAAGCGGATTAAGCGGTAACATCACCATAACCGCTTCCGCGCCGATATTTACTGCTGCTTATGTTGGCAAGCATTTAAGGTTTGAAGCCGGAGAAACAGAAATCACGGGTATTAACTCTGCTTATCAGGTAAATGCCGTTGTAACAACCGCACAGGTATTTAAAAACATACCGGATAATAATACAACAAAAGACTGGAAAGAGCCTGCCTTTTCAGATATTCGCGGTTATCCTGTATCCGTAACTTTTCATCAGGGCAGATTAGTTATAGGAGGCTCCCGCGACTTACCGAACCGTTTGTGGTTTTCCAAAAGCGGAGATTTACCTAATTTTGATTTAGGAGACGGATTGGACAACGAATCAATAGAGTTCGGTCTTTTATCCGACCAAGTAAATGCTGTCAGAGCTTTAATGTCAGGACGGCATTTGCAGGTTTTTACTTCCGGAGCGGAATGGATGGTTACCGGAGATCCGCTTACTCCTTCCACCATTCAGCTGAAAAGACAAACGAGAAGCGGCTCTGCTTCTTATTGCTATGTACCCCCGCGCAACATTGACGGAGCAACAATTTTCTGCACAAACGGAGGAAAAGGAATAAGAGAATTCCTTTTTTCGGATATAGAGCAGGCTTATCAGGCAAATGATTTAGCTTTGCTTTCTCCTCATCTTATAAACTATCCGATAGATATGGATTATGATGAAAAAAGCAGGCTTTTATACACGGTTATGATGGACGGTTCCATGGCTGTACTTACCAATTATCGTTCCGAAAGTGTCAGTGCCTGGACTAAATATGAAACGGAAGGAAACTTCACTTCAGTCTGTGTATCCGATGAAAATGTATATGTTTTAGCGGAAAGAGACGGTGCTTATTATCTGGAAGTCTTTGATGAAGAATGTCATACAGACTCCGCCTTGCTCGGAGAATCAAACACTATGCACTTGACGTGGAGCGGGCTTGATGATTTGGAAGGCAAAACCGTAAATATATTGGCAGATAATTTAATCGTAGAACCCAGAACCGTGAAAAACGGTAAGATTACCTTAGACTATCCTGCTTATAAAATACAGGTGGGTTTACCGTTTACTCATAAAATAATACCCTTGCCGTATTATCAGCTTACCTCTAATCAAAGAGCCGTCAAATCCGTGCGAATGACCAGAGGAATTTTTAAAGTTCTGAATACGGCAAGTATGGAAATAGATGTAGGTATGGGTTTTATACCCGCCATACCCTTAACGTTTAACAAAGATAAATTTTCGGCAAAAATACAAACCTACACCAAAGACATTGTACTGCAAGGCATAGGTTGGGTTCACGATGCTTTGGAACGACCTTTATGGACGATACAAAGCAGCATTCCCGCTCCTTTTGCCCTTATCGGAGTAACAACGGAAATGAAACTTAGCAACTGAAAGAAAAGAAAGGAAAAAAAATGGAAATAGCGACACTATCCTCCATACTGGGAGCGGCAGCCCTTGCCACAAATACGGCTATGAACATCGTACAAAACAAACAAAGCACCAAAGCAGCAGAGGCGGCAGCAAAAGTAACACGATCACGTTTAGCAACTCAAGCCGCGAATCAGGAAGAAGAAAGGAAAAATCTGCTTAGGAAACAGTTGGCAACCAATATAGCACGTTTATCCGCGGCGGGATTGGAAGCATCTGACACCGGTTCTAACGAAGCAGTATTGAAGGGAATTACAAACGATGCAAAAGAAGACATTACTCAAATACGTTCAGGATATTTGCTGGATATGCAAGAGCTGAAGAACTCCTTGGCACAAACGCAAAGAAAGAATTTACTCAGCTCAGCTTCCGCCTTATCTCAAGGTATAGGTAAAACAACTAATTTTTAAAGAGAAAAAAATGATTACCATTAAATCAAAAACAAAGGGGGTGATGAATTTTGAAAGCTCCCACGACTATAAAAGGAATAAAGGCTAAAATAAAAAAAATTATGCCTTTTTTCATCAATGAAACTTTGGACAGGTATTCCGACTTTTACAACTCGGAAAATCCATCAGACGCAAAAGAATTTTCGGCACATCATTCCGCCTGCAAATCAGCCTTGGCTCATATAGAGACCTTACTGAAAATAGCCCGCTGGAGTGATGAAAAACACGAACATAAAACATTGGAAATTGATTGGAAAAGTATGGCGGAAAATGCCTTAAACTCTTTAGATAAAGAACGGGATTTTTTAAATAATGAAGAAGAATAGAACATACTCTTTATGCGAATTTATATGGATTTGGTATTATGTGCAAAATCTGCCCTTTCCGAAACATCATAAAATGATGGCAGAATGGCTGCAGGAAACCGTAATCGGCAAAAAACAAAACAGCTTACTTATGGCTTTTCGCTCATCAGGGAAATCAACCGTAACGGGATTATTTTGCAGTTGGCTTTTATTTTGCAATCCCAATCTTCGCCTGTTGATTTTAGCGGCTGACTTTGAATTGGCAAAGAAAATGGTAAGGAACATTAAAAGAATAATAGAAAGACACCCTTTAACCGCTTTCTTATTGCCGAAAAATAAAGACCAATGGGCGTCCGACCGCTTTACCGTCAACAGAGATTCGGAACTAAGAGATCCTTCGGTTCTGGCGAGAGGCTTAGGTGCAAACATTACCGGAAGCCGTGCCGATATGATAATCTGTGATGATGTGGAAGTGCCTAAAACCTGTGATACAAGCGGGAAAAGAGCCGAACTTAGAGCCAAGCTTTCAGAGCTTGATTTTATTTTGGCTCCCGGCGGAAACATTCTGTATATAGGTACTCCTCATACTTTTTACACAATTTATGAAACAAAGCAAAAAAGCGAAGACAATTTGCCTTTTTTGGAAAATTATCAAACGCTGCGAATACCTGTTTTAAACAAATTAGGAGAGTCGGCTTGGCCTGAAAGATTCCCGCTTGCCAAAATAAAAAAGCTGAAAGAAAGAGCCGGACCGAATAAGTTTTCAGCACAAATGATGCTGATTCCCATAAACTATACGGGCGGCAGATTAAATGTTGATGATTTGATATTTTATGATGAAGAACTTTCTTATTCGGAAGCAAACAACATACCTTTATTAACGATAGGCGAGAAAAGAATGCTGTCCGTTTCCTGCTGGTGGGACCCTTCTTTCGGCAAAAAGGATAAAGGCGATTTCAGTGTAATAGCGTGTGTCTTTACCTCTGATGACGGATTATACAGGCTGCACGATATAGACTTTATAAGCTGCCCCGAAAATTCAAAAACCGCCAGCGCGTCTTATCAAGTGGCGGAAGTGATAGAATTTTGTAAACGCAATCATATTCCTGCCGTGCATATAGAAACAAACGGTATAGGAAAATTTTTGCCTGGTATTTTACGAAAAGAGCTGAACAAACAAGGGTTGCGCATAGCAGTTTATGAGGAAAATTCAACCGCCAATAAAGAACAAAGGATTTTAGACGCCTTTGATGCTCCTTTATCGGCAAAGGCTCTGTATGTGCATAAGAAAATCGCGCTTACGCCTTTTCTGACTCAGATGAGAGAGTGGACGCCCACCTCTTATAAAGGCAAAGATGACGCTTTGGACGCTGTTGCCGGCTGTCTGTTGTCGGAACCGATAAGAATGCCCTCTTTCACAACTCAAAATAAAAAAGTATGGGAGGGCTGGCAGGGAAAAGGGGAATCTTTTATTGCCGAAACTTCGTTCAGCTTTAATTAAACAAAAATAATAAAGGAGAAAAAACAATGGAAACAACAACGCAAGCAGGGCTTGACCTGCTGTGGTGGATAAGTGCGTTTGAATTGCCTGCTTTAGCGGCTTTATTCGCTTTGATTTGGAAAAACCATCAAACACACGAAAAAATGATTAGCAAAACCAAAGATGTTTCAGAAGAAAATTATCAAACACTAAGCGAAGCTTTATCCGCATACAAGCTGGAAGTTGCAAAAACTTATGCCTCTTTAAACTATCTGAACGCCGTGGAAAAGCGGCTGACAGAGCACCTGCTTAGGATAGAAAACAAACTGGATAACAAAACTGTAAATAAACGTAAGTAAACAAAGCATAAAAAGGAAAGGAACGAAAAATGCCGAAATTTTTAAACGCCAACTATGATAATGATGTTTTTTGCCAATCTTCCTGCTGCAAAGATGTGGATATCTTAGCAAGAACCATTTACGGAGAAGCACGGGGAGAAGGTCTTTCCGGAATGGAAGCCGTTGCCAATGTCGTTATCAACAGAGTTCGTCTTGCACGGGCAAGAGGCGGTTGCTGGTGGGGTTCTACCGTCAAAGACGTTTGCCTGAAAGCAAAACAATTTTCTTGCTGGAATAAAGACGATGTCAATTTTCAGCTTATCAATAAAGTAGATGAAACAGACAAGATTTTTGCAATATGTAAGCGAGTCGCAAGACGTGCCGTATGCGGTGTATTGTCTGATAACACCAGAGGAGCAACACATTATCACCATCGTAAAGCAAATCCCTTATGGGCTGCCGCGGGAATACCGTGTGCCGAAATAGGAAACCATATCTTTTACGACAAAATTTAAACTTAACAAATTTAATTAAAATGAAAGGAACAAAAAATGCTTGATTTTATTATTACTAACATAGACACAATTTTTATCATCATAACGTCCATAGTATCGGCAGCTTCGGCGATTGCGGCTTTGACTCCGACAACCGTAGATGACGGTATAGTCGCCAAGATACGCAGAATCGTTGATGTTTTGGCTTTAAACATTGGTAATGCCAAAACTGTTAAAGGCTAA